TTTCACGAGTTGTTTCCATACTGTTACCCGTAAGATCAAGCACCCCTTTCAATGCACGTACATTTCCAAATGCAGTTTCAAATGCGGTTGCGTTTTGATTTGCTCCTTCTTTTAATGTATTAAGCACTGAAAGTAATCCTTCATCCTTGATTTGCTGCCTTAATCCCGCACTGCTCAATCCCATCTGCTCCATTGCATCCGCAGCGGTTTGAGTTGGTTTCATTATCCCCATCATAATGGAGTTCAATTGTGTTGCTGCTTGGGCAGCGGGAGTTCCCGTTCTACTCATTGCAGCAAATGCAGCACCCACCTGATCAAATGCAATTCCCATATTGGATGCAACTGGTAAAACTCCCCCCATCACAGATGCCAATTCATCAGATTCAATCGATCCCTCACGAATTGCAGCGGTTAATACATCGGTTGCATCAGATGCATTCAGTGTATCCGATCCGTATGCGTTCATTGCTGCGGATGTAAGTTGAGCAATTGTTTTGGCTTCACCCATTCCAATTGCAGATGCCTTCATTGAACCTTCCAATGCCTCCATTGCATCCTTGCCACGTAAACCCGCTGATGTTACAAAGAATAGTGCATCAGCTGCATCAGCACTTGAAATTGCAAATTCCTTTGCCATTGCTTTAACACCAACACCCATTCGATCAACTTCATCACCTGCAATACCAACAAGGGATTTGATTTTAGTCATTGACTTATCGAAATCCGTTGCCATTTTGATTGCAGCACCACCCGCCAATGCCAATGGCAATGCTAATCTTGTTTGAAGTGATTTGCCAACTGCGGTTGTGCTTTTACCAAATGATTTCAACCGCCCTGATGCGGTTTTGAGTGTTGCATTCAGTTTCGATGCATCACCCAATAAAGTAACTTTCAATTGATTATTTGCCATCCGTAGAATTTAAATGTAAAAATACAAAAATCCTACATCTTTAATTTTTTATCAAATGTCGCTGATTTGACTTTGTCTAAAAATGAATTGTATTTGTCCTTTGTGGATTTCGGTCGATTCTTTTCCATTTTGGAATATATATCTTGAGGCAATGAAAACAACTTTTCAGGATCAATCATTTGTGAACGTTTTTGAGCATTCACATTGTACACCATTGCTGCCAAATATCGGATGCGTTCCCACTCCTTATTGTGTGAAATATAGTGTGCTTCACCCAAAAGGTGATTTTCCTTCCAAGTGTGTTTCCAAAATTTATCAGGATCAATCCCTACTTGACCGATGAAATAATCCATCAAATCATCCCAAGTGAGTTTCTCAGGAGTTAGGGTTTCGTTTTTTTTTCTGTTGATTTCACAACATTGCGCTTCACACCTTGATTCAAATCATTGCCAAGCACTCTGGATTCCATCATTGCATTCACAATGTCCTCAAGTTTTTCCGCCTCCAGATCCTCAAGCCACATCCCAACTTTGAATTCATTGTAGTCAATTTCATTTCCCTCCTCTTGATCATTTGCAAGTATTGCGGAATAAATAATCGCACGAATTGTGCCAAGTGAAATCCCCTCACCAAATATGTCACCAATCTTGTCAAGCGAAATGCCCAATGTATCAGTGAAGTTTGCCCAAAAGTTCATTGAAAAATGCAACTTGCGCATTTNCCCGCCAAGTTTAATGGAGTAGTATCCCCGTTGTTTGTTTGCCATAGTAAAAAAATAAAAAGCGCAATCCCCTCAAATTGCGCTCAATTCATAATATTTTATCCGTCTGATGCAGCAATTTGCCCAGTCAATGTGATTGATCCTGAATATGAAACAGGTGATTCCATTTCCGCACTTTGCTCAAGTGATGAAAGGAAACCCTCCGCAGTGAAAATACGATCACCCGTTGTTTCAGTTCCGAATACAACAGTCAATTGTGTACGTGCCAAAAGGAAATCAGCAAGTTCAGTCACGTTTGATGTATCATCATAAGTGACTAATCCATCAAATGAAACTTCACCGCTCATAACTCCTGCTATCACTTCCTGAAAGCCATTGGAATCCTTTGAAGTTGCCTCTGGGAGGTCAGTTGATAATGTTAATGAGCAAGATGTTGTATGCCCAAGATTTGTTCCTTCTACTGAAAGCAAAAGGTTTGTTCCGTTAAATACACCCGTTGTTGGCATAGCTTATAATTTTTTAATTCTATACAAATATACTATATTTTTTTAATTCAATGTCATCAATCCAGTGAGTGAAATTCCAACTGAATATGAAACCGAGTTTTCCATTTCTGCAATTTGCTCAACGGATTCAATATATCCCTCACCATTAAAAATATACAATGAACTTGTGGAATCCTCAAAATAGAATTCCGCCTTTTGTTTTGTGAGCATCATTGTTGCCAATTCGTTGAAATTTAATGCATCACCATAATCAACCAAACCATCAACTGCAATTTCACCTGATCGCACACCTGCAATCACTTCACGAAAACCATTGGAATCCTTTGAAGTGGATTCGGGCAAATCAACGCTCAATGAAACCGTTGTTGATGTGGAATGCCCAAGTACAATTTTTTCATCCTCAAACGCATCACGCACACAATTCAATGATTCAAGAATGCCACCATCATTCAAAACCCGCCCTTGAAATTGGGCAACCTTTGGATCGATATCACTCTTGTACAAAAGAAAATTTGTACCATTGATTGCTCCCATTTTTTTTATATATAATCAATCCCAAAAAAGGAATGAACTCCATTGTCAGTTAATGTGATTTCGTATTGCTCCCAATCCTCTGGTTGCGCTTCAATACCTTGCCAAAGTACATCAACGGAAAAGTTTTCCGCCAATACCGCATCGGTTTCGATATTACCCTCATCATCATAAACTGGTTGCTCCACGATTGGATGATATAATTTCACAATCACATGCTTGTGATCAGGATGTGTTTCATCCAATTCCTCATCATATTGTGATGGCAATGCATCAATCAAAGCATCTGCAGTTGCTTCATCAGGAAATTCATATTTTTTAAATATATGGCTCATTTTTTAAAATTTAAATTGTTGTTAGTGTTGCAAGTTCGGAATTTGTTAATCCTTCATTAAAAAATTTCGATTCATTTATTTTTCCTCTGTGCATCAATGTGTTTGCAAAGTTAGCATATCCAAATACCATTTTTACTAAATTAAAGCCACTTATTGCACCACTATCAGATTTGTAAAGTTCGCCATTCACATAACTTACTGAATCGCCATTTTTATATCTTATTGCAACTTTATATCTTTGATTGGCAACAACATTGCTTATTGAATTTGATGAATCCCACAAAGCTATTGTTCCACCTGATGAAATAATATATATTCGTAATTTACCTGAATAATTATCTATTCTCACATTTTGAGTTCCCGAACCACCTGAATTGTACAAACCAATTGGCATTTGATACGAACTTGTTGTGCCTTGTTCAAAAAATTCAAAATCTATAAACAAAGTTCCTTCGCTTTGCCCAATCAATGTACTTAAATTATCAATACTCCCGCAAGTATCAACCACCCTCGTAACCGCATCGGATGATGTTGGGATGATGCTTGTTGGATAGCTTCCCTTTTCTAATTGACTACCCCACACCAAAAAATCTGTTGCGGTTTCGGCTTGTAAAGAACCGCCAGCCGAGCTTCTTGCTTTGCCAAAAGCAAATTGTATATTTGTAGATGTATTTGAACCTGTTATTGTATGTTCAACAATAACCCTTTCCCAGTCAGCAGTAAGAGTATAATTATATACTGTTTTATAAACTGTATTGCTAAAATCATACATATAAATATCGACATTTTTACCTACTTGACTACTATCGTATGCTTTTAAATATAAACTCTGTTGCAGTTTACTCCCTACTGTTGCGCCTGTGTTTATGCTATCTCTTTTAACGACTGCCCAGTTGTTATCTGAAGGCGCGGTTAAATCTACTTTGTCAGCGGTTTGTGTTCCGTCTGGTGCTATTGCAGCATTTGCGGTTACCGTTGGATTTGCTGTGGTGTCGCTTGTTGCTTTTGTCCAATAAGAATTTTCAAATTGTGCGCTATACGCTGTGTAATTTGTACGTTGTGGCTCAAGCAATAAAGCACCTTTTGTGTTGTTTAAAAAATCAACTCGTGGCTCATTGGATGCAGCGTATTGCACCAATCCATTGCGCCCTACATAAGTTCCGCCCGAAATCCTATCAACTTGAAATGGCAAACTTTTAAAATTGCCACCCTCATCGTTATATGCCAACAAACTTTTTTGTTTTGTTGCCCAGATATCATTGCCTAATTTTAATTTTGGATCTGCCATTTTTATTGTATTGTAAATTGTTGCCCTGTTGCCATTTCCGCAAATGTATTATAAGAAGTAACATCAACCATTTCCGCATCGGTTAGTGCTTTATTCCACACAAATAATTCATCAGCGGGAT